CGGTCGGGGTCGGGGTCGTGGTCGGGGTCGTGGTCGGGGTCGGGGTCGTGGTCGGGGTCGCGATCGGGGTCGTGGTCGGGGTCGGGGTCGGGCGTGTGACCGACGCCCGCCGCCTCGCCAGCGTCCTCACCCTCGCGGCCCTCGCCTGTCTCCTGGCCGTCTCCCTCTGGCCCGAGCCGGTCTGCCGGGCGTGCGGGGTCGAGGTGCTGCGGGAGCGCGCATCCATGGAGGGCCCCAGATGAGCCGCATGAGCCAGGACCGAGCCTTTGATCTCCTCAAGGAGATGCTCGACCCGAAGCAGCGGTGGTGGTGGACGCTCTACGGACTAATCACGCTCTCGACGATGGCGCACACTCCAGAGGGACGATTCTGGGCAGAGGTCTACGAGCGACTGACGAACGGGGGGAGACGATGAGTGAGCTACTGTGGGTCATCGAGCGGAGGCGGCGCCGAGGGAAGCTGTGGCGCCCGACGATCATGGCCACCCTGACTCGGCGGAGTGCCTTGGAGGATCTGCGTGTCTGGACGCAGCATAACGCCATCGATGCGTTCCGCGTCGTCAAGTATGTGCGAGCGAAGGGAGGGAGACGATGAGTAAGGCGAGTGAGTTTTCAAAAGAATTCGCGAAATCCCCGAAACCACCAGGATTCAACGTTGGCAGCGTTATGGACCCCATCGCGGTGGTGGACAAGACTGGCGGCCTTTCTCTCAATGGTCACTGTTCGGCAGAAAAGGCGCTCCTCCTCGCCCGCTGGCTTCTCGACATCTTCGAGGAGGCCCCATGAGCCAGCTCAGTGCGTGGGCGGCGAGGCAGCAAGCGGTGCGCGCGGATCGGCCGGCGGATCTTGGACAAGGGCCGCATGAGTTGCGCTGGGCCCGCGCCGCCATCACCGACGATGGGCTCGTGGCCGTGAGTGTCAATGGCCCGTTGCACGAAGCGGAGGCGCTCCGCCTCGGCCGTTGGCTCATGGAGACGTGCGGCGAGGAACCGACGCGGTATTCGCCCGACGAGTTCCATGACTTGGACTGGCGCGCCGCTGTGCGCGAGTGGGCGGAGAGATGCAAGGTAAAGTTTCCCTCCAAAGACGCGGAGCGGGACAAAGGGTGGAACGAGGCGCTCGGCTATCTCGTCGAGCGCCTGGCCACGATCCAGCCCCGGCGCCTGAGTGGGCTGGCGGCGAGGGAGGAGGAGGGATGAGTCTCGCGGAAGATCTGGGGCACCGTCATATCCGCTGCCGGGACTGCGGCTACGTCGGCTGGTCGGAGGACACGGGGTATTGTCCACGGTGCGCTGAATTGGACGCCATGCGCGAGATGGGCGACGAGCGCGATCCGGAGGATGTGCCATGACTACCCCCACACCTCGGCAGGCGGCGCTGGAGCGGCTGGCGACGGCGTTGAAGGATCGCTGGTATCAGATTGCTGACACACAGGTGATCGACCACTGTCTCTCCCGCGCATGGGATCAACTGGCGGACGCGGCTCTCGCCGCCGTCGAGCAGGCCGCGCCGGAGGGGGAGCGCCGCTTCCCGAACGAGCATGATGCGGCGCTTCGCCTCACACACGACGCCAAGTGTGAAGCCGGGCGTGGGGCTGGAGAGACATTTTGCGTCAATGGTTGTGCGTGCGGTGAGCGGTCCTTGGCCGACGCCCGCACGGCGATGTGGGAGCTTGTGAAACGGCTCGACCAACATGAAGAGCTGTCGGACATTCTTGCATGGGCCGCCGTCGTCGCGGCGGTGAAGGAGGAGAAACGAGATGCCTAGTGCGGGGGCGATGGCAAGAGCACGGGAGTTACATTCGCAATGGTACGGCTCTGATAAATCTCTTTACGATGTCGCCCTCGCCCTCGACGCCTTCGCCCGCGAGCGCGTGGAGGCCGTGTGGGAGGAGGCGGCGAAGATCGCAGACACGTTTGTCGAGGCGATGACGCCGCAGGTTGCTGTGGATACTGGCAGGATGTGGCGAAGTGGACAGGCTACCAACATCGCCGCTGCGATTCGCACCCGCGCCGCCGAGGCGGAGCACAGGCCATGACGCCCGCACTCTTCTGTCTTCGATGCCCGTATAGGGGAGGCTGTTACCCGCAGCCCGGCCAATGGTGCGAACAGGGCCTCGCACAGGCCGATCCCATCGTGGGACGTGACGCTGTGACCGACATCGAGACGGCGGTGCGCGCGGTGCCGCTCACCTGCGGACATCGTGTGGATGATCCAGCCTGTATGAATCCCGGACTCCCAGACTTCCCGGCCCTCGCGGCCGTCATGCAGGGAATGGTCGAGGCGGCACGCAAGACATTGCGAGGCTATCAGCACGACTATGCCGAAGCGCTCGCCACCCTCGCCGAGCAGGCGGCAGAGTTCACGATTTTGAGACGACACAACGCGAGCCTGGTCGAGCAGGGGCAGGAGAGCAAGCGGCTGAAAGTCGCGTTGCATGACCTTGTCGAAGATGTCAAGAGTGACGCGCAGAGACGGACCTTCGCGCTCGGTATCGACAGCCCAAGTATGCGCGCCGCCCGCGCTGCCCTCCGCGCGACGCCGGAGGCAGCGGAATGAGGGGCCTCACCCTCGTCGTGACGCTGGCGGCCGCGCTCGCGCCCCTCATCCCGTTCGCCCGCTACTCCCGCCGGGCCGTGGAGCGCGCCCACGACAGCTGGCTCCGCGGGCTGCTCGGGCTTGGCGTCCTGTGGCTGGCGTGGGCCGAGCCGCTCTTCGTGCCGATGGGGCTCTGGTGGTGCTGGCACTGGCGGGGCTCCGGAGAGGCGCCGATTGCCGATGGCTGGCGGATCGTGGCCGAACAGATGGGCGGGGTACTCCGCTGGGCGGCGATCGTCGGGACGTGGTTCGCGGTGCGGGCGATCCCGGCCGAGTGGCTCCCTTGGATCGTCCGTGGGTGGCTCGGGTGGGCGGGGGTGCAGGTGGGCCTCATCGTGATGCAGCGGTGGTGGCGGAGCCGATTGCCGGCGGCGCTTGGTGAACCCCGCCTCCCCTACGGCACCTTCGGCCAGCGGACCCTCTGCGCCGGCTACCTGGCCCTCATGGTCCCCTTCGCGCCCTCCTGGCTTTGGCCGGCGCTGGGCGTTGGGCTCTGGCTCACCGGACCCTCGTGGGGCGCGCTGGGTGCTCTGGCGGGAGGCTTCTTCGTGCTGGGAGGCTATCTGGTGGGTATGGCTGTCGCAGGAAGTCTTGTCCTGGGGGCATTGGGGCTCTGGTGGGCGCCCATCCTCCGGGGCCGGAAGCTCCTCGAATGGACCCCCCGCGGCGACTCGCTGGACAGCCTCAAGGGTCGGCTGGAGATCGTCTGGCTCATGCTCCGGCACTGGCGGGCGGCAGGGCAGGGGCCGGGGACGACCTTCCTGGCGGTGGCCCGGTGGCACGCGGCCTCCAGGCGGCAGTTGCCGCTGGACCCGGGCGATCATGTCCACAATGACGCGATGCAGCTGTGGTGGGAGTACGGGTGGGCGGGGGCGGCCACGGTCCTGCTGGCGGCGTACCGCATCGGCAGCGGGCTGCACTGGGGCGATCCCTGGAGCGCGGCCGCGGTGGTCGGGGCTGGGCTCTGTCTGACCAGCCTGCCGCTCAGGGTGGCGCCGCTGGGATTGGTGATCCTCACGATTTGGGGGAGGGTGGCGCCATGAGGTGGACACGGCTCGGCTCCCTGCTCACGCCTATGATCCGCTGTGAAATCGTCATCCTCTTCGACGCCGAGTGCAACTGGACTGCGCACGATGAGAAGGCCGAGCTGAGCCCGGCCGAGCGCCAGAAGGTCATCGTCGGCATGTTCGAGCTGGCGACGGCCATGGCGAAGAAGTACGGGGTGCCGATGAGCGTGCGGGGAGGGCAGGGATGATTGATTGGGATCTGGAGCGGGCCGATCTTCGCGCGTGGCTGCATCCACGTTGCCTGTCGCGGCAGGAATTCGAGTTCTGGGATGCGTTCTTCGATGATTTGACAGATTGGTTTGATGGTCTCGAAGAGGGGGCCACTGATGGCGTCTTCGGCGATCCCGTGACATGGTTTGTCGGGGTGGCCACGGCTGAACACTCTCAATCCATCTCTGAAGCTTTAGCGGCGGAACGGCGGTTCAAAGAAGAGGCGTGGGAACGTGGCTACAATCTGAGGTAACCTCCGCTCCCACACCTAACTCCCCGCGTCATTTCGAGAAGAGATCCGGGGTTTAATCAAGAGCCCCTAACGCAGCGCAGCATAGAGGCCCCCCGCTTTGCTCCCTGACGGAGGGGGCAAGGATGTGCGGCCTATGGGGAGCGGAGGCCTACGAATCCGTCAGGGCCGGGCGAAGGCGGGGGGCGGAGACTTGCCCGGAATGAATGATCGTGACCGGGGTCCCCAGTGGGCTCTTTACTCCCCAGCTTGGCGTCACGCGGCTTCTCGGGCCGGAGTCATTCATCAGCGTTCCGAACATCCCACATCAGGAGACTCTTGACAAGGGAATTTTGACAAGGTAACTTCTATCTACCGAGTCGTGGCATCAGCACACCGCCCCCGGTCGGGGAAACCTGATCGGGGGTTGGTGTCTCTGCTACCCAGAAGCGGTAAAAGATTCGCTTGACAGGTGTCCGCCGATGCGTGGTATATGGTATCCCGATGACAGCCGGGTACGGAGCCTATACGGAACCACGGTGGGGAGAAACTGATCACCTGCGCGGGAGTTAGCCACGGGTGCCCAGCACGCTCAACCTCGACGACTACAGCGACGAGATGCTGCGCTTGGCGCTCAGGATCGCTCGCGCCAAGAAAACCCCACGCGAGACGCGGCTCAAGGTCGCGTTCTTTTTCCTTGAGCGTCGGTTCCCCATTGCACGGATCGGGGATCACGTCGATACGCTTCGGCCCATTCAGGTCCTCATCGGCGTCATGGGTTCAGCCCAGGTGGCGGTAAATGGCCACGACGTCGAGCCCGCCGACCCTGGATCTCCGCTTCGGACAGACGGTCTACGACTTCATCCAGACGGCGGCAACAGGGCTCGACTGCCGCTGCCCGGCGGATCTGAGAACGGCGCATGAGGTCGCGGCCTTCGGCACTCGCGGAGACGGGAAGACCTGGGGGGCCGTGGGCGCCATGGTCGCGCACGCCAAGCTCCATCATGCAGCCGGCTACCCGCTGCCGTGCAAATGGCTCGGCGTGGCCGACACCTTCGCCTCCCACAAGAACAAGACCCACGACAGCTTGCGCGATCCAGGCTGGGCCGGACTCTGGGTCGTCCGCGGCGAAGGGCATACCGCCGAGTTCGTCTTGGACGGCACGGTCCTTGTGTCTCTTCGCCTCTTTGGCGTGGAGGACCAGTCCGGGATGGACCGGCTGCGCGCGGAGTCCCACGGGCTCTGGTTCGAGGAACCCGCCCCTGCCTCAATGCTGGTGCAGTCGTCTGGACTCAGTAGCTCGGCCTGGGGGCTCGGCATGACCTCCTTGCGCCTGCCGTCCCACTGCCACCCGGCGATCATGACGCTCAACTACCCGGACGAGGACCATTGGACGTGGCAACGCTTCGTGGTCCGGCAGCATCCGGGGTCCGCGTACTTCCGCATCCCGCCGGGGGAGCGGGCCACGCCGGAGCAGCGGGCCGAGTGGGCGACAGCACTGGCCGATCGGCCGGACATGCTGCGGAGGTTGCTTCAAGGACAACCTGGGACCATCCTGCTCGGCGCGCAAGTGGCGGTGGGCTTCAATGCGGATGCGCATGTGGCATACGGCACACGTCTACACCCGGACGCGACTGCTGGCCCTTTGTGGATTGGGCAAGACGCCGATCATACGTGTGCGTCTGTCATCGGCCAAAGACAACGCGGGCGGCTCGTCATTCTTGCGGCCCTCGTGAGCGAGCGGGCGGGTATCCGCGAGCATCTCGACGGCACGCTCCTGCCCTGGCTGGCGCAGCACGCGCCGTGGGCGCTGGGGCGTGGGCGGGACCACGAGGCGATCCGTGTTCACTACGATCCCGCGCTCGACACGGACGAGCAGACGAGTATCGAAGCCAACGCGCTCCGGGTCATGCGCGCCATGCTGCCGGGCGTGTACCGGCCGGGGCCGACATCATGGGAAGGGCGTCGCCAGCCCATGCTCGGCGTGTTCAACCGTTTGTCGCTCGGGACCGCGGTGCTCCAACTTGACCCGGAAGAGTGCGTCGGGCTGATCAAGGCGCTCAACGGCGGCTGGTACTACCCGACGGGCCCGAGTGGGGCTGTGAGCCGCGATCTCCCGAAGAAGCCGAATCATCCCCATGAGGACTACGGGGATGCCTTCTGCTACCTGATCGAAGGCATGGCGCCCACGCGGGATCACACACTGCCGCCCCGGCGCCTCGCCGTCAAGCAGACGTACAATATTCTGGACCATGGTCGGGAGCGTCGGCCGTTCGTGCGGACGTGATGATCCCCACGCCGTGTCCTCATCCGACCGCGTGGGTGGTGAAGACACGACTGGGCGGCACCGTCTGCCTCGCGTGTGGGGAAGACAATCCGGTCGCTGACGTGCACGCCCGGCGCGCCGCACGCGCGGACAAGGGGGAGTAAGCCATGGTCATTCGCAAGAAGTGCACGGTCACCGCCGAGAGCCCGACATCCAAGACGCTGACGCCCAATCTGACGGCGGCGGGTGAAGGTCGCTCGGGGGGCAACCCCATCAGCACGATCGTGGTGAACACGCCGGACACGCCAGGTGCCTTCTGGGGCGGCTCAGGACGCTTCGAAGTGATCTTTCGGAGGCTGTGAGTGGGCACAGGACATAAGGCACTCCTGGCGGATGGCACGCTCCGTTTTCCGTTCAATCCAGGGCCGGCCAGGGGGAAGTATCCAGGTATCCGACACAGGCGGATCAAGCGCGTACCCTGCACCCGACTTGAGCCAGGCCGTAGTGCAGAGTCTCATGATCAAGATGGCAGCGGCCTTCCGTCGCTTCAGGCATCCAGGCTGATGGGCGACTCCCTCGCGCGTCGCTGGCGGTGGCTGGGCACCTACTACGCCTGGCGCACCCGGGGGCGGGATACCGTGCAGACCATCGAGCCCTGGATCAAGATCGCCATGGGCGGGGCCTTTCTCTCAGGCTATCGCAATCTTGGCACGCTGCCCTGGTGGGAGGCGCTCGCCATCGGCGGGGGCATCCTGGTGGCGGCCGAGGTGGCGATGGTCTGTCTCGGCGCCTTTGACTTCAGGAACGGCGTCATCCACCGCCAAACCCAGCTCAACAACGAACAAGATCCGTGGAAGGTGCGCGTGCTTGAGATTCTGGAAAAGCTGGAGCCACGCCTGCTATGAAGCCTGTGCTCCATCGTGTCCGCCTCGTCACGCCGCCAGAGAGACCTGAGGATGGCGAATGGCCCGACTGGGTGGTGGCCCTGAGTTGCGTGGGTTTGCTCGTGTTCTCGGCCATTACGCTGACCATCATTCTCCTCGTCGCCGTGCGCGCCCTTGGGAGACTCCTCCATGTTGGATAGGCTGCTGCTCGTCGAAGATACCCCGCTCCGCCGCGACTGGTTCTTCGACCACTACGGGAAGGACCAGATCGACTGGACGGACGACCCCGATGTGGCCATCGCCCACTTGCAGGCGCGGGCCTACGAGACGTTGCATCTCGACCATGACTTGGGCCGCCCCGGGTCTGGCCGAGACGTGACGCTCTGGCTGATCGCGCATCCCGAGGTCCAGCCGACGCTCCGCATCGTGACCCACACGCACAACCCGGTGAGCGGCCCGAAGATCGAACGGGAATGCCTCGTAGCTGGGCGGCCGTGCGTCTGGAAGCCCTTTGGGAGTTGGGAGCCGGAGGATCTCCAGCACGAAGCCAAGCTCATGCCGGCGGGCCAGTGGGTGCCCACGACCGCGAGTCAGATGCTGCGCGCATGGGGCGTGGCGGAGTTGCGGTCACCGCGGGGAGACCAGGCGCTCCAGGCGGGGCTCGTGTCGGTCGATCTGCTCAGCCTGCTTCGCGCGCAGGCGTTCGACGCGATCTCACCGGATGGCTGGGCCAGTGTGGAAGACGTGACTATTGCCATGCGCGGGCAGCTCGTGTCGAGCCTGCTGCATCTGGAGTTGCACTGGTATGAGCATGACGTGGATTTGGATCGCGTCTGCGCGCTCCGCTTCTTCAACCTGCCAGAGTGGCAGGCGAAGTGGCCGAGCCAGACGCTGGTAGACCTCGCGGGGGACCGCGACCCCGCGCGGACAGAGCCGGAGTTCCGCGGCTTCGAGACCACGATGGAGCGACCCATCGCCGTCGGCCGCACGCTGCACGGGCCGTTCTGCTTGGTGGAAGGTTATACGCGCGTCTGCACCTGGCTCCGCGATCAGCAAGCCTGGCCACACCAAGGGCACCTGCCCTTCCTCATCGGCATCTCGCCGCGCATCGAAGCGTGGGCGCATCCGCGGGGCCACAGATGGTGGCCTGTCAAGGAGGGCGACTGATGCCCGCTATGTCGAAGTCCCAGCAGCGCCTCATGATGGCCGCCGAGCACGGGGCCACTTTCCCCAAGGCCAAGGCGCTCCGCAAGTCCATGAGCAAGAAGCAGATGCACGATTACGCCTCGGGCTCGATGCGGGGCAAGCCGGAGCGCGTGACCCCACAAATGCCGGGCGTGCGCAAGAAGGGAGGTCGCTGATGTTCTTCGGTGGCGGCAGCAGTCCGTCCCCGCCTCCTCCGCCCCCGCCGCCGCCCGTGGACAACACGGAAGCGCAGGCTGCGGCGGCGAAGGCGGCAGCCGCACTCAAGAAGCGGCGAGGTCGGGCCTCGACCATCCTGGCCGGCGGCACGGAGCAAACCGGCACCGGAGGCAGTCTCACCGGGCGCCGCACCTTTGGAGGGACATGATGGCTGAGAGCAAGGCGGCAATCGCCGACAACCCCCTGGCCGATCCGCCCGAGTTCAAGGTGACCGGGCGCGAGTCCCACAACCCGCGCATCTGTGAGGACAGCAAGGACGGCCATCTCGTCAAGGTGAAGCTCTGGCCGCCCAAGCAGCGGTACGCCGCGACCAAGCGCATGCCGAGCGTGGCCGGGGCGTGCGAGAAGTGTGGCGCGCACGTGATCGTCTACGAGCAGATCCAGCCGGGGCTCACGGTCGTCCTGCCGGATGGCAAGCGGCTGCGTGGGGAAGGGCCGAAGGCGGGTTGATGCAAGAGGGTGGCTGGCTTGATCGGTGGACCTGGCGGATGGGTTTCTGTTTGCTTGTGTTCCTTGTGTTGTTGGGGCGCCTGTGAAATGCGAGTTCTGCGGTTGGCTGGGACTGAGGCAACAGCGGGAGGTCAATCTCGATCACGTGACAGGCAAATGGATTTGTGCCAAATGTTGGTTCGCCCGAGGCTGCGGCGGTGGGGCTATTGCCGTGCGTGTGGGCGAACTGTCGCCCAAGCAGGAGAAACCGGGCGCCTTTATGCCCACGGAAAAGACAACAACTGTCCTGGTGCCTAATGCCCGCTGATCCCGTCGCCATCGTCATCGCCGAGGGGCCGGAGGCGTCCTAGTGCCCCTGGATGCCTCGGCGATGTCTTTACCGTTGCGCGCCGTCTACCTGTTGCGTTGCGATCTTGGCGACGTGTGGAAGATCGGCATGACTCAAAGCGGTTTGTCACGACGGATGAGAGACATCCAAGTTCCGTCACCTGTGCCTATTGAGCTTTACAGTTACGTTGAGGTCGCCAATCCTCCCCGGATCGAGAGTCTCCTTCATGAGAAGTTCCGTCGGTGGCGGCAGAATGGAGAATGGTTTCGCTGGCCCCCGAGGCTAACACCGATTGTACAGGCCACAATGTTGGCGCTCACTGTGGCTCCGTATGTTGATAACCGATCGAGTCTGCTTCACCACCTCGTGTGGATGAATACGCATAGGTACAGAGATTCTTCTCGCAATCGTAAAGGCGACACCCAATACGTTGTTGAGCCTACCCTCCTAACCGGAGCATTGACCTAGTGCCTGCCGACGCCTCCGCGATCGTCAAGCGATACGACACGCTCAAGACCCGACGTGAGAACTTCATCACGCTCTGGGACGAGTGCGCGGAGTTCATCGTGCCGCATCGCGGCTCCATCTTGAACCGCGAGCAGAACGCCATCACGCCGGGGCAGCGGCAGACGACGCGGCTCTTTGATGCCACGGGGGCCGAGTCCGCGCACAACCTCGCCGCGAACATGGGCGGCTCGCTGACCTCGCAAGCGGCGCCCTGGTTCCATCTGAAGACCCGTGACGATCGGCTCAACAAGATCAAGCGCGTGATGGACTGGCTGGAGGACACGGAGCAGCGCCTGTACTTGGCGTATCGCCAGTCGAACTACTACGCCGAAGTCAATGAGGTGTACTTGGACCTGGCAGCCTTCGGCACGGGCTGCATGTTTGTGGGCGAGAAGGAGCCGGAGGATCCCGCGGAGCCCTTCGGCGGCTTCCTGTTCCGAGCGCATCCGGTCGGCGCCTACGTGATCGCCGAAGGGCCGGATGGTGTCGTCGATACGATCATGCGCGAGGAGCAGATGACGGCGCGCGCCTGCGCCATCCTCTGGCCGGGCCAGCTCGGCGAGGTGCTGCAAGGCCTGGCCGAGACGAAGCCTGACGACTTGGTGACGATCCTGCATGCGGTCTACCCGCGCACGGATGCCGACGCGAGGAAGTACGCTGCCACACACATGGCCTGGGCCTCCTGTTATGTGGACCTGGCCCGGAAGCGGATCCTCGACGAGGGGGGCTTCAAGGACTTCCGGTACGTGGTCCCCCGCTGGGAGAAGACCTCCGGCGAGGTCTACGGCCGGGGCCCGGGGATGCTGGCGCTCCCGGACATCCGGTCGCTCAACCGGGCCGACGAGATGGTGCTGGATGCGGGCGCCATGGCGATCCGGCCGCCCAAAACGATCCTGGCCGATGGCGTCCTGGGCGAGATCGACGAGACCCCGGGTGGGTACACCGTGATCGAAATCCCGAACGCGATCCAGCCCATGAACCTCGGCGCCAAGTTCGATGTGGCGCAGATCCTCAACGAGGACCGCCGCCAGCGGGTGCGCCGCATCTTCTTCTGGGAGCAGCTCCAGCTTCCGACCGGGAAGACCATGACGGCCACCGAAGTGGAGCGCCGCTGGGACACCATGCGCCGCATCCTGGGGCCGACCCTCGGGCGCCTCGAATCGGAGTTCCTCAACAAGATCATCGGGCTCACCTTCGCCATGATGCTGCGCCGGGGGGCCTTCACCCAGCCGCCGCCGGAACTGGCCGGGCAGGATCTGGACATCGAATACGAGGGCCCCCTGGCGCGGAGCCAGAAGTCCTCCCGGCTGTCGGCGCTGGAGCAGTCCATTCAGCTCCTGGCGCCCCTGCTCCCCGACCCGGAAGTCATGGCGAAGACCAAGGAGAATCTCGACTTGGACGCCATGATCCGGGACGTGCTCCTGACCTCCGGGGCGCCGTCGGAATGGCTCACCGACACGGAGCAGCGCGATCAGATCCGGGCCCAGCGAATGCAGAAGGAAGCGATCGCGCAGCAGCTCGCGATGGCTGAGCAGGCGGCCGGCGCGGCAGGCAAGGCAGCGCCCATGCTCAAGACGCTCAGTGACAGCGCGGCCCAGCAGCAGCCGCAAGAGGCGGCGGCGTGACCCCCGAAGAGACCAAGACCAAGGTGAAGGAGATCATGGACCGCCGGGCCGGGGCCTACCGGATGCTCGTGCAGACGAGCGGATGGGGCGATGTCCTCCAGGAGATGCTCGCCTATGCCGACCGCGCCAACGAGGCTGCCGTGCGCTGTGGCCGCCTCGACATGGTGGCCCACATCATCCGCGCGGCCGATACGGCGGGGAACATGCTCACACCCCACGAGGTGACGAATGGCTGAGCCCACGACCACTGACGCGCCGACCACGACTGACACGCCAGCCGTCACCACGCCCGACTGGCGCGAGAGCCTGCCTGAGGAGCTGCGCGCCGAGCCGTCCTTCAAGGACGTGCCCGACGTGCCGACGCTCGCCAAGCGGTTCATCGACACCAAGAAGATGGTGGGCGGCTCCCTCAAGGTGCCGAAGGAGGGCGCGACGCCCGAGGAAGTCAATGCCTTCTACACGGCGCTGGGCCGACCCGCGAGCGTGGACAAGTACACGGCCCGCCCGCCGGCCTTCCCGGAGGACTCCGGCATCACGCTGGATGAAGAGGGCTTCAAGGGCTTCCTCGGCGCCGCGCACAGTGCCGGGATCACCGACACGCAGGCGCAGGCCATCCTGGACTGGTACGGCGGCTACACGGTCAGCGAAGGGGATCGCATCACGCAGTTCATCGCGGAGGCGCGGAAGCAGGCCGAAACGAGCCTCAAGCAGGAGTGGGGCGCGCAGTACGGGCGGAACGTGGCCCTCGCGCGGCAGACGGTGCGGGATCTCTTCAGCGACGACCCTGACCTGGCCGAGGCCGTCGAAGGGCGCGGCAACAATCTGGCGCTCATGAAGGGCTTGGTCAAGATCGGGGAGCGGATGATGGAGCACGGCGAGATCACCGCCGAAGTCCCGCCCGGCCAGTCCATTGAGGCGATGCAGGCCGAGGTGACGAAGCTCCGCAGCGAGATGGAGACGAAACCCGGCGACGACGCGCTCAGTGAACGCTACCTCGCGGCCATCCGCCGCGTGTTGAAGGCAGGGGGGGCCGTCCCCACCGCGTAAGGATCGGCAGCACAGCACCGGATTCCGCCGCAAGGCGCCCGGTGGCGCTGGGGAAAGACCCAGCGAGGGACACGCCGCGTCAGGCGTGAGAGGGGCCCGGATCGGCCGGATTCCTCCTCGAACCGCAGGGGCCGTTTGCACTGAGAGTACGAGGAGACAGGAACCATGGCCGAGACGGTGGACATTGCGCACGCCCACGCCTACACCGCCGAGATCACCCGCCAGTATGCCGCCATCGACGACAAGGTGCGGCAGGCCGTCCGGGTGAAGTCCGGCGTCAAGGGCAAGACGTACCACTTCGAGCGGCTGGCCGACGATGCGGACTTCGCGTCCATCACCAGCCGGCACCAGCCGACGCACATCATGAACGCGACGCATTCCAGGCGGCGCGTCACCTTCAGCGACAAGGGCGGGGCCTATGTCCTCGACCGCCACGATGACGTCAAGATGCTCATCCAGCCGAAGAACGACTACGCGGTCAACCACGCGCACGCCTGGGCGCGGTTTATCAACAGCCAGGTCTTCACGGCCGCGCTGGGTTCGTCCACCGCGGTCATCGCCGACGACACCACGAGTTCCGTGGCCATCGGCGCTGGGCAGCAGATCGCAGCCGGTGGCGTCGGCCTCACCTTCGAGAAGGTGTTGCAAGCCGCGCGGATTCTCAACGAGAACAACGTGCCCAAGGCGGACCGGTACTTCGCGATCAGTCCCCAGGGGCTGGAGGATCTGCTGTCCGAGACGGAAGTCACCTCGTCCGACTTCACGCAACTCATGGCCCTCAAGTCGGGCACCTTGCAGGGCCCGTTCCTGGGGTTCACCTGGATCGAGACCACGCAGCTCGCCAAGGTCTCCACGACCCGCTCCTGCATCGCGTGGCACAAGGCCGCGCTGGGCCTCGTGATCCCGATGGAGCTGGAAGTGCACATCACCCAGCGCGACGACCTCAACAACGCCTGGCAAGCCAACGCGCTCCTGTCGGCGGGGTCCACGCGCGTGATGGAAGAGGGTGTCGTGCAGTGTGACATCACCGAGAGCTAACCGAGGGGCGACCCTCGTCACGTCGTCGTCCCTTTGAAAGGGGGGCCAGGGAATGGCATCAGGCAGCAGCACCGTCAAGAGTCGGGAGATCACGCTACTCGACAGCACACCCGCCCGGTTGCCGAGTTCGGCACTGTTCGGCGGGCCGAACAAGTTCGCGACGTATACCGCCGCCTCGCTGGCGGCCGGGGCGCTCATCAAGATGGTGCGCCTCACGCCGGGCGATGTCGTGCACGGTGGCGAGGTGTACTGGGAGGCGATGGGCGCGAACACCGCGATCACGGTCGGGACCACCGACCTGACCAATCGCTTCATGACCGTATGCCCGACGGTGGTCAGCAAGGCCAAGGGCGGATCGGTGTCCCCGGAAGGCAGCAACAGCGGCACGGGGCGCTTCAACGTCATGGGCACGCTCGGACAGGAAGGCA